TTGTTAGTATAAAATCAAATAAACTAACAAAGTCGCAAGCTTTAAATCTTTAAAATTGAAATTTTAACATGAATCTGTTTATCTTATCGCTTATACAAAGAGAAATTGCGCAATTTATGATGGACAAGCATGTGAGTAAAATATTATTGGAAGCGGTTCAAATGTTATGCTCTTGTAAGCGCATTTTGGATCCGGATGATCAAGTGAACAATCAAATATACAAGTTGGCGCACAAAAACCACCCGGTCACCATTTGGTGTCGCAAATCCAAGGCAAACTTTATTTGGACGCTTGATTTGATTGAGGAACTCCATAATGAATGGCGGTTTCGTTATGGACATCCGGATACAAAATTTCACAAAGCATATCTAATGGCGCTCGTGTTAAAGGACAATATGCCTAGCGATGATAAATTTGAAGAACGAGGATTAACCCCCTTTGCGCAAGCGATGCCAGTACAATACAAAAGTGACGACGCAGTGGAATCATATAGGAATTATTACATGTCGGAGGAGAAACAACGAATCGCGTCTTGGAAGAAGAAGAGGGAGAAACCGGAATGGTACAGAGTAGCACTTGTGTAACAGCATGGTATAAAAATCGCGAATGGCTTCTCTTCTTTCAGTCTTGGTTGCTTTGGATTATCTTTGAGAAAGACACTGTAGGGTATAATTTTGGGTTAATACTTATAATACATGTTTACAATATGTTACCTTTTTTTATAAAAAAATGTTAACATACGCTTAATTTACTTCCAAGGTCTTTAAAAAAGAATCCATTATATGAAACATGCTTTGTTAAAGCCTTTGCTAATGTCTTGTCACTCATATTCAGTGTTTTAATACAATCGTATTTACAAGAAAATTCACGAATCAAACTATTTTCTGAATTAAATTGCCCAACACCATTTTTATATAATAATGGTTCTCCATTTATTTTTTCTTCGAATGATTCCCTTAGACTTAAATCACATTCTTCATATAACTTATAATAAACGCCCTTTGTCAAAGTAAAATTCTTAACTGGATTATCTAATGCCGAACTGCTTCCATATCCATTACAATGTGCTGCCGTTTTCTTGTCTAAATATACATTAATTATTTCAGTTTTTTCGTTGTTTATCTGAGCGATATAACCTAAACTTTTGGGTTTGGTTATTCTTGTTGGTTGAATATTATGAATTACATTAGGGTCCAACTCTCTATCTATTAGAAGCCACCGATAGCCACAATAAATTGTATTTTCTACGATTGATTTATTAATACTAGGACGCTTAATATTCGTATTTTCTTTCATTGCTTCCGTAACTGTTTCATATACCTTTATTAATTCCAATGTTTCGGGATTTATTTTTTGAAGTCTTGGTCCGATGGTTGGCAATGGTTCATTAAAACCAGTTACAACTTTTGTTTGTTGTGAGTTCAATTTACTCAAGATTTCTTGGTTTGCCCATTCCAGTTTATCAATTTTGGTGGATAACGTGTTAATTGTTTTTAAGAGTGTATCCAGTAATTCATTATTAATATTATTTTGATTACCTTGTAATTTCATTTGTAAAATTTCATTTTCTTTCAATAATTCACTAACACTATAATTATAATTTTTAATATTATCATCTATTAACTTTAAAATCATTTGATATGTTAAATTAATACCAATCAAAAATAATTCATTTTCTGTTTCATGGCCTTTAAGATTGTGGACTCTATTTAATCTTATAGTTTCGTGATTATGTAAAAAACTTTCAAGATCTCTGCTTTTATCTACAGAAACACAGTTTAATAATAAACATTCGTCATACTTGCTTTTATGGTCATTATATCTATTTTGAATACCTTTTGAGCTGTGACCGATTTTAACTACATATTGTCCATTCTCATAGCTCTTAACTTTTATAATATAGACTAATGGTCCCGATTGAGCAAATTCTTTTAATAATATTTGTTCTCTTTCTAAATACCTTTGTTTTTCCAGTTTTTCTTCCATTTCCTTATTTTTAGTATCTTCTAATTGTTCCAATTGTAATTTAAGTTCAGCACTTTCTTCCAATAATATTTCTTGTAATATTTCTTCTAGTTTAATAAAATATTCATGGACTTCATTTGCTTTTTTTGTTTCAGATTTGATACAAAATAATTTAAATGTTTTAATATTTAACATAAATGTTTCTTTATTATGCCCACCTTTTGGATTATTTGTTTGCTTTGCCGATTGGCAAAGCAATAATTTGTAGTCTACATTTATTAAAAAATTTTTCTCTAAAACCCGTTTTGCGTTTACCTTTTGTCCAAACCCCAACCAACTCCAAACATCATCTAAATCAATAATGAAATCATTCTTAGTATCGTACTTTAAATAACAGTAAAAACTTGCTAAAAAGATTTGTTGTTCATAGTTAGTAAAGGTATTTTTTACCTTTTCAATCATTTTTGACTGGTAACTACCACTAAACTTGGTAATAGGATTGGCTTCAATGAGATTCACGATATCTACGCTCATTTTATAATAATTTATAGTGGGTAGCCTTTAAGTTGTTTTTTGCTTTAATAATTAAAAAGCGATGCTTAATTATTAAAATGTGTATAAAAATATGCGACCATAAATGGTAACAACATATTTAATTGGAATAAGCCAAACCTCCCATACCGGACATGATACGGAGGACGTTATAGTTGGTGGCGTAGACACGTACCTTAGCAGTCTTGGTGCCCTCAACAGTGGCGTTGGAGAGAACAAGTTGGAGAGTAGCGTTATCAATACGCGAGAAGTTGCAGGTGCCGCTGGGCTGGTGCTCTTCGGGTCTCAACGCGAAGCTGTACACGTTAATGCCTTCATCGGGGTTACGTGTGTGGGCTTGGTAGGGTTGGACCCATGAGAAGTAGGAACCTTCACGCTCAGAGAAGCGGTCTTGGCCGTTAAGTTGGAGCTTAGCGGTAACGACGGGGTTTTGGCCCCAGCAGTGAAGAGCTAAGGAGGTCTCAGTGAGGACGAAAGTACCAGCATCAGAGACAGTGGAGCCTTCGTTGTGGCCAGCAGCAGCCAAGTCTTGGAGTTGTTGGAGGATAGCAGCAGTGTTGCCACCGAGGGATCCAACACCGGAACCGAATCCAGATCCAGAGCCGACACCAGAGCTGTAGCCTTGGCCGTAGAATGCGGCGGCGTCAGCAACGTTGGCGTTCAAAGGAACAGCGGGACCACCAATGTTGGCCTCATTGTAGGGGTTCTGGGGTCCGTGCCAGTAGCCAGTGAAACCAGCGGGGATCTCATAATCAAGAGCACCGGCGTCTTGGAAAAGACCGCGAGCATCAATAAAAGATCGGTTGGTACCAGAGACGGATTGGGGACCGCCGAAAGCTTGGATGGCGTTGGGGAGAGCATCTACAGCATCAGTGTAGTTGAAGGGTTGAGCACCGAGGACCTTGAACAAGAGAGCATCGCACACAAGGGATGAGCAATAGTCGACGTTTTGATCGGGTTGGATGACCCAGATGAGCTCCTTAACGGGGTGGTTGAAGTTGAGCTTGATCTTGTTCGATGATGAACCAACTGACTCATCACCAGTGAATTGGAGTTGGCAAATCAAATACTCGTGGGGATTTTGGGCGAATCTGCGGCGTTCATCCGTATCCAAGAAGACGTAGTCAACGTACAAAGAAGCAGCAACCAAAGATTGATTGTAAGCAATAGCGGCGGGGACGGGACGACCGGGAGCATATTGGTTAGCAGCATAGCCGGCGACAGCGGGGCGTCCGGGGCCACCGGGGCCACCATTGACTAAGGAGCCAGTAGCATTGTTGGCGAAGGAGTTGTCATTGCAACTCAAAGTGGTGACAGCCCACAAGCACTCATCAATAGGGCGGATATCAAGGTTGATCTTGACCTCGTGGTATTGGAGAGCAATCAAGGGAAGAGCGAGACCGGGGTTGGTGCAGAACCAGAATTGGAGGGGCACATAGAGGGTGGTCTCGGGAAGAGCGTTACGGGGAGCGCAAACTTGACGGGGGGCCAAGGAGTCGCAAGGGCCATCGACCTCAGCGAAAGAGGGATCGGTGATGAATGTGAGTTGGGTGGTGTTACCAATCATCTTGAAATAACCGGGGATTTGCTCGCAAGTGATGGTAAGTTGGTTCCAGATGTGCATCCAGTCACCATATTGACGGTCAATTCTTTGGCCACCAATCTCAACCTCAACTTGAGCAATAAGTTGCTCACCAATATAGTCCAACCAACGAGCATAGACACCAGAGCCAACGCCAACGGCGAAGGAAGCGATACCCATGAGCTGATTGATCTCGGGGAGTGTTACTTGTAAATAGGTTCTGTAAGCGAGATCACCGTTGCGGCTGATAACGCATTGAACACGACGACCGAAGTCGGCTTGACCATTGAAAGTTTGCTCAATGGACTCAATCGCAAAGTTTGTGTAACGGCGATAAGTGACTTTCCAGAAAGTGATTTGAGGGTTACCTGTACATTTCCTCTACCTTATTTTTCAACAAGGATTAGACTATATCTTATGAAAAACCTATTTTTTGCTTTTAATAATAGCAAGTTCTATATTTAAAATAAATTTTTCCGAAAACCATTTAGTCGTTGAACCTTCTTCTTTAAATTTTGTTAGTTTATTCAAAACATTAGTTACTTGTTCCAAATCGATTTCTTTTTTTGTTGAATTGTATTTTACTGTAACTGGTATTAAATTGCTCCAATTCCAACATTGTAGTTTCTCTGTTTCATCTGTTAAATCGAATTTACGAACTGGTATTATATGGTCAATTGACCAATATGTTCCATAATTATCCCAATTCATATCACAAGTAAAATTATACTCAAACCATTCTCTTAAAAACTGAATATTACATCCGATATAATTCATAGTCGAACTATTTTTGACTAGAACTGTCCTTAAACGAGCAGCTAATGATTTTTTAATTCTATAATTCATATTTATTTTGCTCTCATTTTTACACCACTCGTTTTTTTGTTCTGATACAAATGCTGGATAACACAAATTACAAATCTTTCTTTTATAAAACTTTTTAAGCTTAGCAAATTCTTTTAATACCTTGTCTTGCTGACATTTTTCACATTTTGCTATAAAAGTTTCTTGTTTCTTTTGTCTAAGATTTTTTTTTCGTATTCTATCATTCTCATTTAAACATTTTTTACATGTTTGGGAATAAGAGTCAACATCAGATTTATTTGTGTATTTTCTATAGGAATCGTTCGGTTTGAGTATTTTACATATTTTACATTCTTTTTCTGTCATCATTATTATACTATAAAATATATGTTTATGTTTTATTTTTAAAATATTAAAGAAGCTTGGCTGCTCATTGCCCATTAAAATATATTATTTAATCTTATTCATTTTCACTATACCCAAGTTTTTTGTCTTGGCCACAATTCTCTCACAAAAATTGTTTAGTAGAATAAGCTTTAGGGGTTTCAAGCAATTTGATTTTCTCACTAGGGGTTTTCATAATAAATGGTTATTTATTATCCCTAATTAACATCAGTGGTACTGTTATAACAGTGTCCACAAAGGGCTTTATGAATACCTTATTTTTTTCGATATTCCCCGATGTTTTTCTACCCTACAGGCTTTTAAGGTATACGTCCTGAGCACCATAAGCTACGAGTTGCATTAATCCGCCTCCCATTTTATACATTCC